ACAAAATACATTGAAAAGGAGATTTTACTATGCCCGCAAATGTTGAAACGATGTTCTCTGTCCGTGAGACCCCTTGGCACGGCCTTGGCCGTATCATTATGGATGCCCCTGCAAGCCGTGAAGCCTTGGAACTGGCCGGTCTGGATTGGCAGGTGGAAAGCCGTAATATCTATTCCGGCACGGGTGCTATGATCCCCGGCTATCGCGCAAATGTCCGCAGCACCGATGATGCTGTTCTGGGTGTGGTATCCGACCGCTACCGCATTGTGCAGAACGAAGAAGCATTTCAGTTCACGGATGACCTGCTGGGTGAGGGTGTTACTTACGAAACTGCCGGTTCCTTGCAGGGCGGCAAGAAGGTCTGGATGTTGGCAAGGCTTCCGAGGAAATATCTTATCGCTGGAGATCAGGTAGTACCATATCTTGTGATCTTCAACAGTCATGACGGCAGTTCTGGTGTGAAAGTGGCCATGACTCCAATCCGTGTGGTCTGCCAGAATACTCTGAACCTTGCGCTGAATACAGCAAAGCGCAGCTGGACTGCACGCCACACCGAAAATGTTCTGCTGCGGGTGCAGGATGCCCGTGAGACCCTGCAGCTGGCCAGCAACTATATGGTTGAACTCGGCAACCGTGGCGAAGAGCTGGCTCGCATCGATTTATCCGATCACAAGGTGCAGGAGTTCATCAATGAATTTTTCCCGATTTCTGAGGACCTGTCCGATTGCCAGCGGAAGAATAATCTGCGCCTGCAGGAAGAGCTGAAGGCTCGCTACTACAACGCACCGGATCTGGAATGGGTCGGCAAGAACGGTTGGCGCTTTATCAACGCAGTCTCTGATTTTGCTACCCACGCAGACCCTCTCCGCAAGACCAAAAACTACAACGAGAACCTGTTCCTGCGCACCGCAGAGGGCAACCCCATGATCGACAAAGCCTACAAGATGGTGCTGGCAGCAGCATAAAGGAGCAAGCCATGAATGATGTAAATAACCGCATTTTCAGGGAATTCACGGAATTCTTTGACAACATTGAGAAGAGTGCTTCTGAAATCAGCGTTACCACGGCTTATGAGATCACGATGAAAAGTACCATCAGCACCGCCATTATTGTTTTGGAATCCGAGGGCCGACTGGAGGAGCGCTACTGGAACCATCTCAGGGTGCAAAATAATATTCTGGATTTTCTTTACGACCTGTGGGTTGGCTCTTGCCATTCATTGGCCAGCGACTTTTCCACGATCATGAAAGACTTGGTGGAATATGACTTCATTCTTGCCGAATCTATTATGAAAGAAAGGATGCAAAGCGCATGAAAAGATTGATTTCAACTTTGAACCTGTCCAAAGAAGATTGGCTCCGTTATCGCAAATGCGGCATTACCGGCACGGATGCCGGTGCTATTCTGGGTGTGAATCCCTACCGCTCGGCATTTCAGGTGTACCACGATAAAATCAGCGATACCACTGAAAATATCGACAATGAGGCCATGCGGCAGGGACGTGACTTGGAGGATTATGTGGCGCAGCGCTTCACCGAAGCAACCGGTCTGAAGGTACGCCGTGCAAATGCCATCTACCAGAGCGAGGAACATCCGCTGCTTCTGGCAGACTTTGACCGCCTGATCGTTGGGCAGAAAGCCGGGCTGGAATGCAAAACGGTCTCACCGTTCTCTGCGGACAAGTGGGCGGATGGCAAAATCCCCGCACATTACATGGCTCAGGTCAATCACTATCTGGCTGTCAGCGGTTTTGACTGCTGGTACATTGCTGCTCTGATTTTCGGGAAGGAGCTGGTGATTCACAAGATCACAACCGACAAAGAAGTTCTGAACAACCTCATTGCCAAGGAAGAGCACTTCTGGAAATACAACGTGATGCCCGAAATTCCGCCTGTACCTACCGGAAGCGAGGGGGATACACAGCAGATCAATCAGCTATACTCTGCAGATGATCGAAACAAAACTGCCGATCTAAATCCCATCCGTAATCTGTTGGACAAGCGACAGGAGCTTTCCACCCAAATCGAGCAGATGGAACAGGAGAAAACGGCCATCGAGCAGCAGGTCAAGCTGCAAATGCAGGATGCTGCCTATGGCACAGCACCGGGTTATAAGGTATCGTGGGTATCCTCCGAAAGCAAGCGTGTGGATTCCCAGCGTTTGAAGAAAGAACAGCCCGATATTTTCAATCGGTACAGCAAGAATGTAAGCAGCCGCAGGTTTACCATTATCCATGCAGCATAATTTTTGTACGCCTATAGGCACACAAAATTCGCGCTTCAGCTATTTTTATTTAATAGAAAAGCACAATACTGTTTACACAACAATAATTGTATGCTAAGATAAGAATATGAGGTGATGCACGATGGTTCTGCGCAAAAGTTATTTGGATAAGATCATTCCTTTTATCGATCAGGATCTGATCAAAGTTCTGGTTGGAATCCGGCGCTGTGGAAAAACAGTCCTTCTCGGTCAGATCAAGGACGTGCTCCTCCAGCGCAACATTCCCGCACAGAACATTATTCAGGCCAATTTTGAGTCCATGCGCTTCCGCAACACCCGTACTGCGGAAACGCTTTACGACTACATCGCAGAAAAAGCGGAAGGCTGTACCGGCAAAATCTATATTCTTCTGGATGAGATTCAGGAGGTGGAGCGCTGGCAGATTGCAATCAATTCTCTTCGTGTCGATTTCGATTGTGATATTTACCTGACCGGCTCCAATTCCAAGCTGCTTTCCGGCGAACTGGCAACCTATCTTTCCGGACGATACATCCAGATTCAGGTTTTCCCCTTTTCGCTGGCCGAAGCAAAACAGCAATGCATTGAAAACGGAACCTATACTTCGGATGAAAAGCTCTTCGCAGACTATTTGAAGTACGGCGGTTTTCCGCAGCGTTTCTTCCTCCCTGACGATCATTCAATCACCACCTATCTGGACGATCTTTACGAGGCTATCATTGTCCGTGACATCATGCTGCGCCACAATATTCGCGAACAGACCGCATTACGTAATGTCCTTGCATTCCTGCTGGACAATATCGGCAATCCGTTTTCTGCCCGTAATATCAGTGGACGCATGGTTTCGGAAGGAATCAAGACAACCACTGCTACCGTACTGAACTACGTTGATTATTTCAAGGAAGCCTTTATCCTTCTGAATGCAAGCCGCTATGATATCAAAGGAAAAGCGCTCCTGTCCAGCACAGAAAAGTACTATGCAGTCGATCTTGGGCTGCGGAACGTTATCAAGAAAAGCGAAAAGCTTGACAGCAACAAGCTGTATGAGAACATCGTATATCTGGAAATGCGGAGCCGTGGCTATGAAGTTCAGGTCGGCAAACTGGACGACACCGAAATTGATTTTATCTGCTACCGTGGAGATGAAAAGCTCTATATTCAGGTTGCTTACCTGATCACTCCCGCCGATGAAGAACGGGAGTTCGGTAATCTTGAGCGGCTGCACGACAACTATCCTAAGTATGTTATCAGTGGTGATTTGATGAATTTAAGCCGAAACGGAATCATTCATCGAAACATCATTGATTTTCTGCTCAATCCGTAATTTTCACATCATGGGGCACAACAGTTGACGCTGTTGTGCCCTTTTTTCTTTATCAAAATTGGAGGCATTCTTATGGAAAATCCATTCGTAAAATTATTTGCTATCGACTTCAAAGATCATCTGGAAGTCAAAAAGTCCGGCAACACGGAACTGAAATATGTAAGCTGGGCGTATGCCTGGGCAGAGGTGAAGAAGCTGTACCCTGCTGCCAGCTATGAGGTCAAGAAATTCAACGGCCTCCCCTATGTTTATGACCCCATAACCGGCTTCATGGTGTATACCACTGTCACGATTGAGGGCGTTTCGCATGAAATGTGGCTGCCTGTACTGGATGGCGCAAACAAAGCCATGAAAGCCGTGCCTTATACCTACACCACCCCGAAATGGGACTACAATCCGCAGACCCGCCGCCGTGAAAAGATCGGTATGGAAGAACGCACCGTAGAAGCAGCCTCCATGTTCGATGTAAACAAGGCTATCATGCGGTGCTTGGTAAAGAACCTTGCTATGTTCGGTCTTGGTCTCTATGTCTACGCCGGAGAGGATTTGCCGGAAGATGCTGCACCGCAGCCGGAGGCAGAACCGCAAAAGCAGCCGAGACCGAGATCCGCTACCCCGAAGCAGGAACAGCCGCCTGTGCCCTGCATCTGCGCCCGGTGCAATCAGCCCATCAAGAGGGTCAAGCTAAAGGACGGCTCCATCATGCAGGCCGCAGAGTTTGCAGCTACCCATGAGGGGATGTGCGCAGACTGCTATAAGGCAACCAGATTGAACGTAGCATAATAAAACTGCTCTATTTCGATGTCACTTGATTCTTGTATGATTCTATATTTCATGGTACACTTACAGTAGTGAGTTCTGAAAGCTCTCCTCTGTGAGCGGAAAGGAGCATTGCATGAAAGATTTGCAGTTTCCTGTTGGAATCTCGAATTTTGAAAAGATTCGAGAAGGCGGGTATTATTATATCGACAAGACCAATCTGATTTCTGAACTTCTTAGCGGTGGTATCGCTGAAGTAACATTGATTACTCGCCCTCGTCGTTTCGGAAAATCTCTCGGTATGAGCACTCTCGCAAATTTTCTTGATATCCGCAAAGACAGCAAGCAACTGTTTAAGGGATTGGCGATTTCCAAAAATACAGAGCTTTGCAAAAAATGGATGAATCAGTGTCCTGTGGTCTTTTTCTCTTTCAAGGACACGGACGGTCTGACCTTTGAAAGCGCCTATGGAATGCTGTGCATGAAACTGGCATTTGCATTTCAGGATTATCAGTTTCTTTTGGATGACGATGCTATTTCTGACGATGACAAAGGCATCTTTAAGCGAATTCTGGGACGCACTGCATCCATAGATGAAACCAAAAGCTGCTTTTTGCTGTTGACCCGGATGCTGGAAATCCATTTCAAAAAATCGGCGGTCGTCATCCTGGATGAGTATGATGTTCCCATTGCCAAAGCCAGCAGCAACGGATATTATTCGCAGATGCTGGACGTGATGCGGGCTATGATGAGCACCACGCTCAAAGACAATACCTCCCTCGACTTTGCTGTTGTTACTGGCTGCCTGAAAATTGCCAAAGAAAGCATTTTTACCGGGACGAACAATTTCGTTTCGGATACGATTCTTTCTCCCCGGTTGAGCGAATCCTTTGGTTTCACACAGGCAGATGTAGATCAAATGCTGAAAGATGCTGGTCTTGAATCGCAGTCTGCTGAAATCAAGGCATGGTACGACGGTTATCATTTTGGCGATGCAGACATTTATTGTCCGTGGGATGTGATCAGTTATCTGCGGGATTTCCAGTATGGTGTAGCACAGAAGCCGAAAAGCTATTGGAAAAACACCAGTGATAACGCCATCATCCGTTCTTTCATCGACTATGCAGGCGACAATATCACCACAAAGCTTGAAACTCTGATGGCTGGCGGCTCCATTGTCCAGCACATTGAAGAAAACCTGACCTACGATTATCTGCACTCCTCTGAGGAAAATCTTTGGAGTGTGCTGTATCTGACAGGCTATCTGACCAAGGTGCGGGATAAGGATCTGACGGATTCGCTGCCGGATGGCTGCTCTGCGCTGATGATTCCCAATGCAGAGATTCGGGAAATTTTTGAAACCACTGTAAGCAAATGGTTTGATGACAGTGCAAAGGCATGGAACCGCAGCCCGTTGTTTGATGCAGTCTGGAGCGGAAACAACGAAGCTCTGACAAAAGAAATGACCAAGCTGCTACGCATGACCATCAGCTACCACGACTACCGGGAGGATTTTTACCACGCTTTCCTTGCAGGCATCTTTACTGGTGCTGGCTATGTGGTAGAATCCAACAAAGAGCACGGCGAGGGTCGCAGCGATGTCATTGTAAAGGACATCCGCAATGGTCGCGTGGCAATTTTTGAAGCCAAGTATGCCAAAACTCTGGATGCTCTGCCGGATGCCTGTGATGCTGCCATTCAGCAGATCAATGACCGGATGTATGCAACGGACTTCCGGGATGACTATGATGACATCCTCTGTTATGGCATCGCATTCTTCAAAAAACGTTGCATGGTAAGAAAAAAATAATTATCTACTGGGGAGTATCTTCGGATGCTCCCTTTCACTTTTTACAGGACAATCCATTTGGATTGTCCTGTTTTTATTTGGAGGCACACAATGAAAGAAGAAAAAATCAAAGTCCTTGCGCTCCTGCCAATGGAGCTGCCAAAGGAGATTGATCTGGACAACACCCTTGAAGCCATGCAGAAATTTGTAGGCGGGCTGATCGAATGCATCACCTTAAGTGACACCGGTTCAGAGGTCACACTGGTCTGCAATGATGAAGGCAAGCTGCTTGGCCTGCCGCTCAATCGTCCGCTGTGGGATGGAGCCGATGTTCTTGCCGGGCCGGGATTTCTGGCCGGATGTGACAACGAAGGGAATCTGACTTCCCTGCCGCAGAGTACAATGGATTTCTACAAAGAGAAATTCAGAGCTTTTATCATTGAAATCTAAGGAGGACAGATTATGACCTTTAATGCAATGACCGAACACTACGAAGAGATTACGGTTTGCGGAAAGCCTGCGCTGTTCACCAGCATCCGCATCAAGAGAGATACCATCCCGGATGGTCTGTACGTCTACGATGTCCGGCATGATGACGAGTGCCGGGGCATCCCTTGTGAGATTGCGCCCTATTACAATAGGGTTGGGACCGGATATGGTAGCCAG